AACCAGCCGGCAAACAGTCCACCGCATCTATCGGCTGCCCACCGACCGCCCCGAGGTCAATATCAGCGAAGCAATACTTAAACCCCCCGGTGAACTCCGGCCGTATCCCGCTGAAAACACCAAGGCCGGTTGCGATTGGGCACGGGTAATCTTTCACGATTGCACCCGAGCGGCAAGCCGGCGCGCGGTCACTTCCACGTCACGGCGAAAGCCCTTGAATGTGCCTTCCATGGTGCCGATGGCCGATGCGATCGAATCGCCAGCGGTTGCGATGCCGGCCGCGATCTCGTCGGGTTCATCGCTGGCAGCGATGGATTGCAGGGATTGGATGGCTGCGCCGATGCTGGCGCGGGTTTGGCTGATTGCTTTCATGGTTTGAAACTCCCCCCGGTTTGGTTGTGGGTGCCGAGGAAGGCAACGCCACCGAGAACCGAGAAACCCGAAAACGCCCCACACCTTCCCCGACGAGGCGAATAGTGATCATGGCCCCTTGACGCGTCAAGCCCCCATAAACACGTTGCGGGATGCCATCCCCTAGCCTATGCTCCGAACACGCCCCACAGCGTGTAAAGAAAAGGACGACAGGAATGGACGCCACCAACCGATATTTGGACGCGGTGAAATCCCGCCTCAAATTGCCATCCGACTACGCCTTAGCCGCCCATTGGCAAGTCACCCGGCAAAGAATCAGCCACTACAGGCGCGGAGAGTCCGCCCTCTCCGATGACCGATGCATCGAAGTCGCCCGCATCCTAGGAATCCCGCCCGAACAAGTCCTATTCGAGATACAGGCCGACCGCGCCCGCAAGCAAGGCCACACCGGGATTGCCGAGATTTTCGAGCGGGTTTTAAAGCGACTGGCGCACGCCCCGGCCATCCTCGCGGCCCTATGCCTTTCGCTATGTCTTTTGACTATGCCGAAAGACTCATACGCCAATGACGGGCGAATGGTGCCGGTATGCGAACGGCTTAACTGTAGTTCGGAATACTTGGCATTATGTCAACTGCTGCGCCGTTGTTTCCGTTGGCTTTTTCGCGCTGGCATGGGAATTGTTCAGATTGTGTCAATTGTAGTGGTTCCAACTACAGCGCGTCTTTGAAACAACTACCGCATAATCATTGCCCCCCCTACAATGAAAATGCTTCCGATGCCCACCAAGCAAACGAGCTTCCCCGGCATCGGCCCGGCCGTGACCGATCAGGACGTAGCTACCTGGCTGCGAATCATCGCCCGCATCGAGCCGGGAAGCCCTCGCGCCGCCGCCTACGTGCGAGGGTATCAGGTTGCCCGCAAGGTGCAGCGCGCGAAGGCTGCAGGCGATTGGCCCCCGATTGCGGTTTTCATTGGCCAATGAAAAAACCCGCCTTGTGAGCGGGTTCTCCCAGTAGGTCAGAATGTGACCTACTTGCGCTTAAAACGGCCGTTTTTCGCCCGTGCGGGCTTTTTCTTGGTGCGCTTTTTCATTGTGCCCCCTTAAAGGTTGAGAAGTTGTCAATCCGGACATGTGCCCGCGTTGCGCTGGCTTCGGCCGCTTCAGCTTTCGCCAGCGCCCGTGCCAGATCTGCCCGAATCGCCCCGTAGACCGCGAACGCGGAACCGGCACCGATTACAAGCTGAATCCAGAATTCCGGAGTCATGCGCCCGCGCCTTCAAAGTGAGCCGCGCCGCCGACCCGGACGCCGGCCCATATCAGCCAGCGACGCCAGAACGACACGCCCGAGGCTTCCGCCGCCTCGCGCAGGATTGCATCCGCCCGCGCCCGATCTATCCCAGCCTGGCCCGTATATAGCCAGTCATGCACCACCGCCGCCTTATGGCAGGTATCACCAGCCAACAGGTAAGCCACCGGCAGGCGCGGAACGCTGGCGAAGTCCGTCACGAATTCCGAGGGCACCACCAGAAGCCCGACGATTTCGGACTCATAGACCAACGGCCGAAGTAGCCGCCACATTGCCGGCGATTCCGTATCGAGCAATTCGACTTCCAGCGGAGTTATGAATTTTCCGGCCATGTCACCATGAACCCGTCGCCCCGTGCGACCCGTTACCCGTCAAGCGATCCCACGCCGCGCCGATAAACTCGGACGCCGTACCATCGAAGGACGCATTCCACCAATCGCCCGCCGCTATGTCCTGCTGAAATTTTGTTTGATCCGTTGCCGGGATTCCGATCCGCTCGCCAATGGCGATCACGCCCCCGGACAGCACCCCGTCAACGGCATCTATCGCCGCCGTCCCGAGTGCCGCCGCCGCGCCTTTTTTGGATAGCAGCACCAGCGCGAGCAGACCCGCCGCGCCGATTACTACCATATCCATGCGGACCGCTTGCATTATCAGGCCGGCGACCAGACGAGAGCGCCGTCCTTGTAGTACGCGCCGCTCGGATCAATCACGGTGCCGTCGGTGAAATAGCGCCACGAGTACCCCGGCTGACCCGGCAGCGCACCCGTAAATATTTCCTTCGGCGTGATGGCCGCGCTTGGATTGGTTCCCGCGACCGTCGTCACCACCGCCGCCCGGCTTTTGTTTGCGATCAACCACAGCGCCACGCCGGCCAGCGCCAACGCGACCATTTCGGAATTTTTCATGCTTCACTCCCTAGGCCGATGTCGGCCAGTATTTGCGTAAAGTAGTTCACTGTTTCCGTCGGCGCACTGGCAAGCCCTTTGCGCTTGACGTTGCCTACGCCCCAGTTGTACGAGGCGAGCGCCTTATCCCACGCGCCGACCTGGCGAAACAGGGAAGCGAGATAGCGCCCGGCCCCGGCGATGGCCGCGAACGGATCAAGCGGATTTAGTTTCATCTCCGCCGCCGTTGCCGGCATGAATTGAGCAATGCCAAGCGCACCGGCCGGCGATGCCTTCGAGCCGTTTATGATTTCCGGCCGATAGCGCGACTCCTGCCACAGCAGGCGAGCTAACATCCCCGACGGTATGCCGTTGGCGCTCTCTGCTTCCGCGATGGCCGCTCGATACTGCACCGGCACCTTTTCCGGACTGTAGCCGGTCAGACTCGCCATGATTTCCCCCGCGATACTTTGAACTTGCGACACCACGTCGACGCCTGACCCGTCCTGACGGTAGAGCCATGCCGCACTGACAAGCACGACCCCGGACGCAATGAGGACCGAATCGCGCACATCAGACCACCAGCGCCGACAATTCGACGCGCAAGGCTTCCGCTTCAGCATCCAGCGCATTCAGCTTGGAATCGTCCTGAGCCTTGCCCTTTCCCATGAGCTTCGCCCGCATGGCCCGAACACTCCCGGCATCGATCGCCAGAAGCCGCGCCCTGATTTCCACGGCGCGCAGTTGTGCCACGGTCGGCGCGGCCGGTTCCGGCACCGGTGCCGGCAAATCCTCAAGCGACCAGACACCGGCCGCGAACCTGGCGCGCTTTCCGGCCGGCACCGTCGGCGGCTTCTCTGTTGTTGCCTGGGCCGGCACCAGCCACGCCCCCGGCTCCAATGGGCAGGCATCCGCGACGCCCTCCCCTACCAGATGCCCGCCCTCGGTGTAGTGATAGATTTTCATATCAGTATTTGATGCAGCAGAGCCAAGCAAGATTGCGCGGTCTGTTTTCGGTAGTGCCGAATGACGCGGTTGCCAGACCGCTACCCGCTGGCGACGTGTATCCGGCCATATTTACCGGCCCCGTCGATCCCCCGCCAGCCGTGTACCCTACCTGGCCGTGTGCATGCGGCTGCGTATCCTGCGCCTGAGCCGAAGCGAACGCCCGCCCCGAATCCACGCCGCGCGCATCGTCCCAGCCGCGCGGAAACTCCCCCCGACCATCTGGCACGTTGAAGGTCGTACTACCGTCACCCACGCCCCACGTGGTGCCAATGACAGCAAAGAGCGCCGCGTACACCGCGCGCGAGATTGCGGCCCCGTTGGCCTTGATCCATCCCGCTGGCGGAGTATTTGCCGCGAAGTAATCAATGTTCCCCGGTGCGACACCACCCCCGGATGATCGGATGCCCATCGCTTAACCTTCCACGCTCACGACATTTGCATTGCTGGCAATGCTGCCGATGGCCGTAACCGCGCCCGTCGGAACATAGCCCTGCAATTCGATACTTTCGCCCGGCTTCAGCTTGATGCCGGTCCCAATGGTCGCCACGCCACCATCGAATCGCAGGTAGACATCCCCGCTTGAATCATTGTTTTGCACCAGCAGATACCGCCGCACGGCATTTGCCACGATGATGGTAGTGGACGCGTTGGTGACTGTTTCCTGAGCATTGACGAAGGCGCCCGCCGTGTTTGTCACCGTGACATTGCCATTCGGAGGCGTGTCATATTTCACATTGTTGCCGAGGCGCGCAACGTACTGGATTGTCTGAGCCGTCGCGCTCTTGATTGTGATCCGGTCGAATTTGTTCGCGAAGGTTTCCGCGTAGCCACCGGATACACCCTCCGACCTGGCTACTTCCGACCCCTGAAAATAGAAGAACACGTCGACCGCCTGGCTCGCTTGCATCAGCCGGAAGAAATTCCCCAACTCAACGAATGGAACCGTTGCACCGGCCGCGATTGTTACCGTATTCAGCATGGTCTATTTCCTTGAAGCCACGAAGGCGACCGCACCGGCGACAGCCAGCACAATCATTGTCTTTTGATCTATGGAACCCGTCGCAGTGGTGCGCGCTGTTTCGTATGCCTGAGAGACAACTCCATTGGTTGTCTTGACCGCATCAAGCGACCCCTTCAGGATTACATCGGCAAGACCCAACACCTTGTCCATTGTTCCGGACACCGACTGGCCGGCCCCGGTTGCGAAATCGAACGCCTTGCCGATGGCGCCTAGATCGGTCGCGTTGACCGTGACCGTGGAAGAGTCCGAGGACACGCCGACACCGTTGTCCACCACCATCCGCTTATCGGTCGTATTGGTCGTGGTCGCGTTGCTGCTGCTGCTTGAAGAACCCCCGCCGCCGCCGCCCATTATTTCAAGTCCTTTCGCATAACGACCTCTTGACCTTCGTAACCTAGCCGGCCCATTACTTGAGCCATGCCCGGCCGCGCCGTGTGGAATCGGACACAATCGCATCCAATAAATCGGCTTTCAATGTGCTCGAGCAATGCCGGGATCAGCGCGACACCATCGAGACCACCCGCCGCCGCGAGAATCACGCCCTCCCGGCCATCGACACGCAGCACGAATGCCCCGACAATCCCGCCGCCATCGTCAGCCGTGAAGGCGTAGGCAACGCCGCCCTCTACCTGACGAGCAATCTCCGCCAATGCCGCCGACCGGGTGAAGCACGGCGCGAGGATTTCCCCGAGCGCCGCGCCCCAATCGGCCCGCGCAATGGTCAGGATTTTTTCAGGCGCACCCATACGACCGCCGCCAATGCCGCCGCCCCGAGAAGCAACCACGGAGGCAGATTCAGCCCAACCGCCGCGCTTGCCTTGCTTCCGCTTGTCGCCACCGTCCAGCCGGAATTGTCCCAACCCTGCGTCACGGTTTGTAGCGCATCCGACCTGGACGGCCCCGCACTGGACGGCTTTAGCGCGCCTTCGATCAGCGGCGACGCCATCGATAGCCATCCCGCCCCCGGTACGGCCGCATCCAGCGCGCCCGACGCGAGGACCGAATCCCCCAACGCAGGCGCTAGGATTGTCCCGAGCGCCACGGGTTAACCCTTCAGCAGAACGAAGGCCAGCACCCCGGCACCGATCAGCAGGAATCCGGACGGAATCCCGCCCGCCGCCGTCACGGCTCCGAACTGCCCTTCCCGGTAGAGTCCAACGCTACCGACCTGGGCAGTTTTCATCACCTCGATTTGAGACACCGTGTTGACAACCTGGCTGCCCAACGTCCGTAGCCAGTCACCCCACGCGCCGCCGTCGCCTACTTGGTCCATTTCGGCACCCCTTACAGGTTGCCGAGAACGTCGTAGTACTCGGCGATCACGTAGCCGGAATCCGCCGCCGAAAGGGTCAGGTTGACTTCCATGCTCTTCGCGTCCCGCGTATCGAAAGCGTTGCCCTGGTTGTTGTCGACGATGAAGTCGACCGTGTACCAGTTCGCTTGCGGAGTTCGGCCGTGTTCGGTCTGGACGAAATCGTTGAGCGCCTTGACGGACTCATGCACCACAAGGCCATCCTGCTTGACTTCCACGCCCGTCACGTTGCCCGTTGTCTGTTCGATATGCAGACGCTTGATGACCGCGCCCGAACCGCCGAAGGGCAGCTGTAGCGGCAACTTGCCGCCCACCGACGTATTGAACGGATAGCGGAGCACCTTGTGCATGATCGGCGAGTAAGGGCCTTGCTGGGCGCCGGATTCGACAACATAAGCCTCCAACGTCGGCGCGGTTGCACCGGCCACAGTTACCTCGGCCGTGATGCTCTGGATCCCCTGCGACGTGTCAAAGCCGCCGATCATCTGGTCAAGGCGATCCCGGCCGCGAATCTCGGTGAAATCCAACGACAGATAAGCCGCATTCGCCGTGATGCCGCGATACGTCATCAACTTGTCGATCTGGGTTCCGGTGCCCTCGAAAAAGACCTTTCCATTGGCCTTCAGCTTGATAAGGGTCAACATCGCCTTCGTCAGCGAGGTTCCGCCCAACTTGAGCACGATACGCTCGATGGTGCGACCCGGAGTGAACGAGGCCGTAGCGACGCCCGTTGCAACCACGTTTGCGAAAGGCAACGCGGCGCGGATGATTTTTCCGACGCTCATAGCGGCCCCTTTAGACGTAGTCTTTGACGTAAGGCACCTGCTTTGCAGCAACCACCGCCGCAATGCTGATAGCCGCGCCCTTGACGGTCGCGTTGCCCCACTTGTAAGCCGCGAAGATGATCCCGCCCGCAATGGCCAGATTCATCATTTGTGCCTGAGTCATGATTTGATTCCCCTATCGAATTTTTGGAAATCCGCTGGACCCGGCAAGACGCCCATGCCAGCGGAGAACAGTTCGCACCGTATCGATAGTGGAAATCTATTGCAAATTGTCCGCCCATAGACGTACCGCCCATTGCGAGGGCCTTAGAACCTCAGTTCCAACCTGGCTATTTGCCCGGTTCGCATGTCTTTTTTCAGGTAGGGAGCAACTTTTATATTCCCGTCGGGCTTCAATGTCGGAAGCAGGCCGGCGATATCGGCCTCTGTAACATCGAACTTGCGCGCCAAGTATCGAACGTCATCCCCGCTCGATTGCCGGAACATGACCACGCTTGATGCGTTGCCGAGGCCCGTTTTATCGGCTTCAGACCAACGCTGAGATATTGCAAAGATATCTATGCCGCGCTTCAGGCCACGCCGCAGCAACAGCCCCCAATGTCCCGGCGCCTTGCCTGCATTTGTCACGTCTGCCAGTTCCTCAGCAATAACCCCTAGAGGCTGCACATAGCGACCAGCGTAAAAGACGGCCCGCGCCCAATAATCGAACTCCGCACGAATGTCTCCGCCCGGCACAAAGGCGAGGCGTAGTGCGCCCCCCTTTTGCAAGGCATCCCATAGCGCAGCCCTTGACCCAACCCCACGCCACCCCGGCAGCTTCGACCATTGGTCTTCAGGATCGTATGCACATATGCGGGAAAGACGCTTGACGGCCCGCACCGTGTAAGCGGTTTTACCGGAGCGCGACGCCCCGGCGATCACCTCAAGCTTGCCGTCAACCGTTATCAATCCGGTTCTCGCTTCAGCACCACGACATCGCCAGCAGGCGCGGCCGGCGCCGGTGCCGGTGCCGATACCTGGACCGGCCGCGCCCTTGCCTTCAGCGCGGCAATGTCCGAGCGCACCCCCTGAGCCGTCGCCACAGCCAGAGGACCGCACACCATCAATGCCGTGATTTCCTCCGCGTATTCGCCCATGAGTCCGCCCGACAGCCAACCATGCTTGACGCAGACCGCCGCAATGGACGCCCCCGCCGCCGCCGTGGTTTCGTCCGTGTACAAATCCTTCAACGAAGGAAATGCCGGCGATAGCGCGGCCACGATAGCCAAGCCGAAGCCGGTCAACTCGGTTGCAAGATCAGGCGCCACCGGCCCGGCCGCCCCTTGACCTGGCACAGCCGCCACACCACCCCCGGCCGCGCCCGCCTGAAGCGCCGCGAATTCCGCCGCTTGATCGTCCTGCATCGAGACATCCGCCCCGCCGTTCATTGCTGTGCCGCCTTGGTCAGATGATCCCAGATGCCCGCCGCCGCCTTCAATGGTTGAGCATGTGGCGGCTTCGCTTCCGGTTCCTGTTTCTTCGGTTCCGGCTTCGCTTCCGGCGCCGCCTTTTTCGGCTTCGCTTCCGGTTCCGTCTTTGGCGCATACCTGGCCTCGATTGCCCGCGCCGATTGACTGCCGGCCGGCGCGTACCCCCGGAAGTCGCAATGCTGGCATGTATAGCTGAAGGTGCCCGACTCAGCGCGCCTCCATACCACTTGTTCACCGCAGTCCGGACCGTCGCACATCGCCACCGAGAATTTAACCTTAGCCATTAGCGGTTTTCCTCCAATTGCTCACAGGGGAAGTATCGCTCAAACGAGACTGGCTCACTATTGACGATGCCTGATACTTGCACCTTGACCCGCCCCGTGGACTCATTGAAACCCGTCACGACACCGGCCGCGCCCGCCCATTTTCCAGAAACGAACTTGACCACCATCCCCAACTGCACGTCATCTTTTTTCACTTTTGCACCCCTTCGAGTTTTTCGATTTTCCTCGCCATCACCCCGAGCATAGCGGCCATCTCCCCTATCAACTGCACGACCTGGGCAGGAAGCAAGCGCGCCGCTGGATGCGACAGCGCCCGGCCCATGTCATAGTTGATCCGCACCCCCCACTCGGTCAGGTTTTGAACCCCCGCCCGCTCAATGCATTCATCCATCCCAACCCCCTTCCAACCCGATCCACGCGGAAAGCGCCGCGCCGTCCAACCAGATTTCCCGGTCCGATTCCGCCGTTTTTTGCCGCAGGACTTCCCACGGCAGCGCGGGAGGCGGCGACCCTCTTTGCCGCATCGCCCACAACAGGACGGCCGACGACATGGCCCCATCGTCCCGCGAACAGTTATTTACAGGACTCCAAGGTGAGTCAAAACCCACCCCAAAAACAATGCCGGTTTCTGTGCCGCCCTCCCCTGCACATGGCTTAGCCGGCGCGCCCGCCTCTCGCGCTTCGCGCTTTGTATTCCCTTTGATTTCCCACCGATGCCGCACCGTTGCGAAGGCGCGCGTTGACGCCCGATCCAGCAACCCGTACACGGCACCCTCTGACGGCTCCCCGTAGCGAGTCAGGTTTGCCGGTTCCGCCGCCCCGGCGTGATAGTTCCAGACCTCCCCCGGCCGCGTCCTGGCGATGCCGATCGGCCGATCATCCCGACGCATGACCGGCCCTCCCATTACTTCCACATAGCGCCGCCAATTCCCGGCCGCGCCTGTTTCGTCATGACCCGACCGGCCACAGTCCGCCGCCGACCGCGCCGCCTCGATCACAGGCGGATATTCCGCGCCCTTTTCCAGCCGGCGCAGTTCGCGCCAGACGCCGACCGGAGGCCCGCCGACCTGTTGAAACTGCCGAATTCCCCACGTCGACGCCCATGCTTCGACGCGATGGCCTGGGAATATGTCTCCCGGCCCGCCCTCTGTGTCGCCCTGTACCTGATAGCCGCCGCCGTCAATATTTTTACTGACGTACTTGGCGACGTAACCGGCCGCGCTTCCCCGGTTCCAATCTATGGCCTTGAATGTGACCCGCGCCGCCCTCGCGCCCGGTTCCCGACCATCTTCGCGCAAGGCATAGCGCCGAATAATGGCGCGCAACCTGGCGACGGCCGAACGGCCCGGCGTGAGCCACGGCGCGACGAAAAGCAACATATGCCAGTGCGGGGTTGCATCGTGGTGCGGTTCCGCGATCCGGAAGCCATAGGGCGCAATGCCCATCCTGTGCAGCTTGGCGCGAATGTTCGCCCATAGGCGCGCTAGATACTGCTGCGCCACCCTTGGGGTTGCCCCCTCATAGCGCGGATTGTCATAGACGGCCCCGCCCTCGCCCGTTCGCTTTGGATGGTATTTGCTGGGCGCGGTAAGGGTCACAAACTCCGCCGCGTGTTCCATGCCCTTGGCGATGGCTTCAAAGCCGGCGATCCGCGTCATCAACTCCCCGCGCCGAATCCGCGGATTAGCCACCGACGCCGCCGCCAAGTCCGCGAGCCGGAAAACTTCCCCGGTATCCCGGTTGACGGCTTCCGTCGCTTCCAGCCCGGCCGCGTTGCGCTTGCGTTGTTGCTGGCGACGCTCAACCGTTGCATTACTGGCGTAAATCTCCGCCCGCCGATGGACGAAGCCTAGCTCTATCGCCTTGCCTTCCAGCGCCCGCGCTTGCGCCTCGCGCAGCTTGCGACGCCACCACAGAGGGCAGCACATGCGGGCGATGGCTCCGGAGTCACTTACGCCCGCTTTCGTGCCCTTGCGCGTGATTCTCAGCGGCTCAGGCGGTTTGATACCGTAGCGACCCACGAAGGCATCAAGCCGGCGACGCAATGCGGCCGGTTCCGACAGGTAGACACCTGGCGCGACTTCGGCCGCGCCCATCGCTTCAGCGGCTTTTCTGGTGGCAAGGTCGATCAGGTCGGAATCGGTCAGGCCCACCGGCACCCGCAAGCCCCGGAAATCGTGGTTCAGGTCAGTGAGCCACTTGCGCCCCGCGCTTTCGCCCTCAGCCTTGCGCCGCTCGAATCCCTTGACCACCCGGCCGCGCCATTGCCCTGGCACCGGCCACAGCATTTTTGCGATGAATTGCCCTTCAGCGTAGGCGGCACGGCCGCGCCAGAATGCGGCCGTTTGTTGGAGTCTCACTCCGACGCCCCGCCTTCCGGCGACCACTCGAAACCCG